ACCACCAAGAATCACACAGTCGTTACGACCGGTTTCATGGAAACCATAGACCTGGGTACCGTAATCAGGTTCTCCTTGATAGGAACATTGATCTTCGGCCGTCAACGGCTTGATNTGTGTCGACAATGCCAGATGTTCGAGGCCGACAGTGTTGGGAAAATTATGGGTGATCAAGGCAACTTGNTTGAGNCCATTTTCTGTCTGGTCGGGGAATTGATCTTGTTTGCCGCCACGTCCAACGACGATACCAGGAACCAGACCGGGTCCACCACCACGGGGATAATCATTGGGAAGAGCCATTATACGATTCCAACTCCTGCCGAAACAGACACACAATCCATAGTTATTGTCGAAAAGCCACCCGACCGAATGTTGTGTAGAACTGCGGATATTAAGTAATCGCCCGAGCCGTAGTTCTCGACCTGTTTCGTTTTGTCTTCATCGTTTCGCAACCGGATTCGGATTACCTTGCCGGCATTATAGATCGGGTTCCAAGGGACGGTCAGCCGCAAGGCAATTTTATCTTTTTCCAGTAGCGACATTCGAGCCTGTCTCTTGGCCATATACTGGCTCACATAGTCTGGACACATGTTCTGTTGTTCGGCCGACCCTTGATTGCTCATCGACATCTTGAAGACACCGGAGCCGATACCACAACCCCGCGCCTGGGAACCGAGCAACGAAAATAATTTGTTCGCCGGATTGAACAGGGCCAATGAATTGATATCAGAACCATCGGCGCCGACGCCATTGAGGATATCGGAGAGCAGATCGAAGTCACAGGGAAACGTATAGTTCATGATCGAAGTCGGCAACAGAAACGATTTACCGGCATTGGAATATTCCAGTTCGATAATCGGTGCCTGTTTGGTCATTGCATATAGCGACCGGAAGTGGTGTGTCCCCTTGTTCTCATAGGTCATGAAGTGGACAAAGCTCGGATCATTGCCACCGGCAAGGGCGGCCTGGGCCTGTTGCGAAACCACCTGAAAGGGATGGATGTTTTCGGCGATATAATCCCTGGCCGGGGGAGCTTGTTCGACGTTCAGTCTGGTTGCCCCGGTACACTGCGCCAAGACCTCGGAGACTATCGATGACGGTGTGGTACACTTCCATGCCTTCGAGACCAGCGTGGCGGCATCGGCCAGCAGCGTCGGATCACAGGCATGGAACGTCAACTTCTCGACGGCTCGGCTGATCATCTGGCGACTATCGGTGCCGGATGCCTCTGTTGATGAACGACCTCCCAGGCGATAGACGGTCTGATCGACATCAAGCGTCGTGGGGAACCCAAATTGCGACAATCCAGGCCGGGTGACCTTGATCTTGATCCCCGACCCTTTCATGTCATCGAAAAACTTTTTCGGGAGGTTATGGAGGTACGAATGGGCATGCATCGAAGTCTGAAGGCCGGGGGTCAACAGACTTTCACAAAGGATTACTTCGCGGACAGTAAAATCCGCAAGCTGGGTGGCTTGATCGATGCCATCGAACGACACCTCCAAAGATGTAAGGCTATCGACATCGACATCGGAACCAATACCGGAAGCACCGGCCACACCGGCACCAATTGGGTTCGCCATCAGTAAATCANCTTTCGCAACGTTCCCTTGTTGANGCCATCCCCGGTGATTCTCTCGAACTCTCGNATGATCTGGGGGTAATACTCGGGACGAATAATTTTAATTTTCCGCTTCGATTCGTTCAAGGTTTCTTCATAATCGTAGTTGGTGATTGCATCCCGGAAAATCTTCTCGACCACTGTCCGGCCGTTCATGTTGATGGTCTCGATCGACTGGGTCTCTGGAAGGCTCAGATATGTATCGTAGGGGACATCGAGGTTGTTTTCCGTCAACTGGTCGTAATTGATTTGAAACCGGGTTTCAGTGGTTATATTTGATAATTGTTCGGTTCTCTGGATGACCTTCTCGTAATGATGATAGGTCGTCTGAGCATTGGCGATCGAACCATACTTCCCAACGAGATATTTGTTGAAGACATCATAGTTCATTGGCCAGTCGAACTGGGGGTCCTTGATGTCGTTGGCATAGCAAATGATCCAGTATGCCTCGCCATTCCCGTAAATCCGTTCTGACAGGATCTCGGGACGGTCGCCATCACGAATGGTGTATTCATAATAGGTCGTGATTTCATCCAACACCTTTTTAATGATGTCATATCGAAACAAGATATTGGTGATGACCTGATAGTTCGAATATCGGTTACGATTGATGTCGTATCTGATTTTCGGGAACGAATCAAAGAACATTAACTTTCCTTAATGATCAGAATTTTTGGAGTACGCGTTGTTTCGAAAGAATTTCCACTTCACGGAACCCCATGCTCAGACGAACAAAGCTCGGTGTCCCATCTTTGAACGTGGAATACGCCCCGGTGGGTGAGTAATCGACATCGATACGTTCCAGGACACAGGTATTAATTCGTGGAATGTTGGTGTTCTCCACACCCTTGTTATAGAAGGTAATATCAAATTCCGCCGGGGGAATGAGGGTGAAACCAAGGTTGGTCAGTTCCGGGGCGGAATGGAAACGCAATGTCTGGATGATGGCCTTGATGGAAAGACTTTCCTTTTCGTTGCGGGCCGCCATCAGAATTTCAAAAACAAAACTTCTCTGGGGTGTGGTGGCATAAACGATTTCGACACGGGGATTGATCGGATATCCCATCAGTCGCGAACCTTGTCCAATTACCTGACCACCGGCCCGCTGGAGATAGCCGGCGATGGCCGTGACCGCTCCCCGTGACATGACACTGAGGGCACCGGTACCAATAGTTCCACCGATAGCGGTCAAGGAAATGTCTTCATAGGCGTTTTGTGAACTATAGACCATGCTGTTCGGCATGAACAAAGCAATCGACTCGGCAATCCGTCGCGTCCCGCGTGGGAGCGCCAGAAATTCACCTTGAGTCGGACCATCTTTGGCCCTGGTATTGACACCGCCAATCACGGTCGCCCCTTCGCCCCCACCAAACCGAAGAATATCCACCTTGGAATATTCATTGGGGAGCAACTTGAAGGCGCTACTGAACCCACCCCGAGCCTCGGCGGGGCCACTATAGGAGGTCACTGGGACATTGATATTGATGACCATATAGTGGCCATTGTAGGAACTGGTCAGGTCGTTCGGGAAAGCTTTGTATGAAAAATTATATTCCGATTGTCCGAAGGAATCATCCTGGATGTCGAACGCCCGCTTCTGGGCATCGGTGATACCATTGGCAACATCATTTAAAAGGTNGCCGGCCCNNTCTCCAAGTTTCTCTATCAANCTNCTCATCGAGGTTTCCNGTTCCTAGATATTTATCATGGACCAGGACCCACGACGACCGAAAAAGAACCGATATAATCAAGGGTTTTTCAAACCAAAGAACCCAAAAAAATATGATGGTGATGTAACCAACATCGTCTACAGATCTGGATGGGAAAAGAAACTTTTAACTCGTCTTGATGACGACCCGAACGTGATTTCCTATTCATCAGAAGAAGTGGTTGTTCCGTATATTTCTCCTATGGATGGAAGACGACATCGATACTTCGTGGACGCCCTGGTCAAAGTTCGTCAACAAGATGGTAGTATCAAAACATTTCTGATTGAAATCAAACCCTATTCACAGACCAAAGAACCTGTTATCAAAAAAAGAATAACCAAGCAATACATCACAGAAGTTGCGACCTATGCCACTAATCAGGCCAAATGGTCGGCGGCAAAAAAATATTGTGACGAACGAGGTTGGATTTTCCAGATCATGACAGAGTATGAGTTGAATATTAAGAAAATGCCAAAGTAAATAATACATGGCCCGAATCCGTAAAGTCCCCAAACCTATACCCAGGTCACCACCCCCAACTGGTCATGCCCGGATCCGTAAGGTTCCGAAGCCGAAGCCGAAGGCAACCGCCAAGACCGCCGCTGCATGGTATATGGGACGCGCCCGGAGCGCCGCCGGTATTCGTCGGAACATGATGAACCAGTCCGACCGCCATAAATCCGATTTTATGAAGGGAAAACTCTACGCATACTTTTATGATGCGAAATGGAAAAAAGTTCTTCCGATCTGGGATAAATTCCCATTGGTGTTTCCGATCGAACGCTATCCCGATGGTTTTCTGGGATTGAACCTACATTACCTATCCGGTCCAGAGCGGGCATCGCTCCTGGGTAAGTTGCTGGAGTTCTCGACCGACAACAAGCGTTCCGCCACCAATCGATTGCAAATGTCCTATGCACTTCTCGATGCCACCAAGTCGCTCTCCACGCTGGCTCGGCCTTGCATCAAGAGATACCTATATGCCTATATGCAAAGCGACTTCATCGAGATCAATGCCGACGAGTGGGATGAAGTGATTCAACTTGAGACAGCGATTTGGGTAACGAGGAAATAAATGGCGTCATATCCGATCCAGAACGCTCCTGCTCAGTTGGACATGATCTACTTCTGGCAGAACGGTGACCGCTACGGTGGTCTCGCCAAGTCCTGTCGTTATGTCGTGAGGATCACTCCCAGTAAGCTGATGCAGGCCGCCTCTGGTACCACGAACATCCTCCCCGACCTAACCTATCTCTGTGAGGCCACTGAGTTTCCGGGCCGGGGTTTGAATACGGTCGACCTTCGTTACTATGGTCCAAACTTCAAGCTCCCCATCCAGACCGTCTATGAAGACCTGTCGATGACCTTCCTCTGTCGCAATGAATCGCGAGAGCGACAGATCTTCGATGACTGGATGGAGCATATCAATCCACAAAATACTTTTGATTTCAATTACCGGGATGACTACTCGACCACGATCTCCATGTACCAGATGTCCGATGTCGGGTCGCAACATACCGCGACCTATGAATGGTCGCTGCTCGATGCCTATCCATTGCTGGTAAACGCCCAGCCCGTGACCTGGGCCGATGATGGTGTCCAGCGTCTCACCATCGCGTTCACATATTCCAAGTGGACACGGCCCGGCAAAGATCAGGTCATGACCACCAACCCAGTTATCAAAAACGCCAACGTGATTGCCCCATAACCATGAACCTGTCCCTGACCACCCCGATCTATACCTTCAAGCTTCCGAGCAACGGCAAGGAAGTCCAGGCTCGACCGTTTCTGGTTGGAGAAGAAAAAGTTTTATTGATCGCCGCCGAATCGAAGGATGTGAAAGATATCACCGAGGCGACCAAGGCCGTCATTACCCAGTGCATCTCCCCCGACAGCAAGGTCGACATCAATAAGCTCCCGTTCTTCGATGTCGACTATCTGTTTATTGCCTTGAGGGCCAAGTCGATTGGTGAAACGATCGATGTCCAGTTCCTCTGTGAGAATCCACTGGAAGATGGAACGCCCTGTGGTGGTTCGTTCGATGCCACCTTGAATATCCAGGATGTCCAAATCTCCAAACGCGATGACATCAGTCCCTCGATCGATATGGGAGACCTTCATATCACCATGGATTATCCGACCTATGATGTCATGAAGCAAGTCGGGGATGATGAAATTCCGCTGGCCGGTAAGATCAAGATCATCGCCGGTTCCATCTCCCGTGTCATCATCAAAGGTTCCGTCAAAACCCGAAAAGATTTTACTCCTTTGGAGATGTTGAAGTTTGTCGAGGGGTTGACCCAGCAACAGTTTCGCAAGCTCGAAACGTTCATCGATAATCTCCCGAGCTTTGTGGTAACCGCCCAGGCAACTTGTCCGGCGTGTGGTTTCAACCACTTTCTTCGATATGATGACTTCGAATCTTTTTTTTTATAATGATGAGGTATGATCGATTGGCGAACCACCTTTCGACCAATGCCAAGCTCATTCAGAACTACAACTACAGTAAAGCCGATATCGAATCGTTCATTCCCTGGGAAAGGTTTGTGGTAATTGATTTGATTTCCCAAAAACAAAAAAATGATGCCGCGATGATGCGGGACCATCAGGCGACGGCGGCCCGTCAAAAATAAAGAACGAAAATGAANAAACCTCAAAGCATCGACTATCGGGCACTGTTGAAGAACACCACACTGTCCGACCGTGTCAACATCATCAAGACCGATCAGGGNCGTCAACTGATGAAGGCATTGACGCCGACCGAGGTCGCCAAGCTATTTCCCGATTATTATCTGAAGAACAATGCCCAGGTACAGAAACTGGCTTCATCTTCGTCGGCATTATCAACCACAGCATCGGGGACGACTCGGAAGGTCGGGGGCTACAATCAGAGAGCCACCACAGCGGCCCAGGGNGCGGCACCCATGCCTTCCGGCAGTAGGACCGCGACCCCTACAGTCGCCCCAACTTCGACACGCCCAGGCATCGCCAGAAACACCAACCCCGATACAACCAAGTTCACCCCCGCACCATCGGCATCTGGACGATCTGGTACGCTCTCGATGAAGGGTGTCGAGAAGATCTTGCGAATAACCTCCGAAGGCGAAACGGGTCTCGGTGGTAGAGAAAAACAAAAACAAGCTGTTCCAGATGCCGGTGGATGGTCCTTCGGCCTTCTTGGTCTTCATCGAGGTCCGGCCGGTGATTCTGTCGGTCAATTTTCCGCCCGGTATCCCAACCTCGGTCTCGGCTCCAAACCTAGTAAGGCTGATTGGCAGGCCGCTGTCGCCCGTGATCCAGATGGAATGTATAAGGCTCAACTCGAATATTACAAGACAGAGTATATCGATAAAGTAACCGGAAAACTCATCAAGGGTGGAGTCAATCCGAAGATTGCCAATGATCCCCGGGTGATTGCGTATTTCACCGATCGCAAAATCCAGATGGAAGATGTCGGTTACCGAGAGGTGGTATCCAAGAACGCAGGGGCAAAGACATCGGAAGAATTTCTCAAGGGAGTTACTACCTTTGATAATGACCCGACAAATCTTAGTAGATTTTTTCGCCGGGCATTGTCCACAGGAACAGCCAATATGGCTGGTCTACAACGGCGCGTCGATCTTCGTAATAGAAAATCTCTTGGTCTACAGATCGACAACGACGACATCGTATCCGATAAACCAACTGCAACGGCGGTGCGGGCAAACAAGGACAACACCAGTAAAATGTCTGGTGGTATCGATACATCCGGTATGTTCTCGGCCAATCAGACTATTCCATCTGGTAGCAAAGCAGCGACGGTAGCTGGGTCGTCACCGAACGCCACGGCATCTACCGCCCGTGAACAAGGAGGTGCCGGGGAACCACCTTCATTAGCCGAAGCAGAAATTCTTCAGAACCAAATTAATCGGACATCATCATATCCACTAAGCAGTACCGCAACGAGCCAAGGTGTAGAAACTGCTTTGAGTCGGATGCATCCAGCATATCTGAAGCGGGCCGAACAAGCCCAGAAGGCTTTGGAAGCGGCCGGGTTCAGAGGTTCTCATATTTGGTCTGCATATCGTCGTCCAGAGGATAACGTCAATACCAAACCGGGTAGTGATTGGTCCAAGCGAAGTATCCATGGTTTTGGAGCCGCCAGCGACTGGGGCGGCGTCCCTCGATTCGGCACGCCCGAATATGAAAAGTGGGCCGACATCATGGAAGCTAATGGTTTTATCAATCCATATCGTCATAGTAAAAACCCAGAAATGCGCCGGAAGGAATTCAATCACTGGCAGATCACACCAGCCACTCAGTTCGGCAAAGATACCGAGGCATATAAGCTTCGTGAGGAATGGCGAAAGGGTGGTTACAAAGATGATGACCTGAAACGAAGGATGTGGGAAGCCACTGGAGTAGCTATTCCTCGTGACGAAACCGGTAAGGAAAAAAAGAAATCCGATATCTCGATCAAACCCACTATAGGAGAACCAGGAGCGCCACCCCCACCACCGAAGCCGACTTATCGAACCACCATCGATCCGAACAGCAGGCTCGGTCAGGCATTGAACCCCGATGGCAGTATGGGAATGATGGCCAGAACTTTTGCTCCGGGGAACCGAGATTTTCAACAATTGCCGCCAATCATCCAACAAGAACTATTGGCCGGCAAGCCTGCCCATCAGGTTTATACTGATCATCAAGACCTGTTGTCGGATGAACAAAGAGCGGGGGCTTTAAAAAATGGTATCAAAATTGAAAAGGTCGAACAGCCTTCGCCGACAGCATCAAAGGGACCGGAAGGTAAGACCATCTCGGCAATGGACCAGCCAACCAATGTCGAAAAACCTTCAACCAACAACTACGACTTGGACGAAATCAAAGTCGAAACCGATGGATCAAAAACCAAGAGCGACATCCCTGTGGCGCCGACTCCTGGCGAGCCTGGGTATAAAGCCTCTGTAAAGGCCACCGAGAGCGTAAAATCAGATCCAGGTCCCACCATAGCGGATGATGAAGAAAAGGCACCAGTGGACGCCGCAGGAGGTCGTCACCGGGTCGATGGTAAACTCACTGCATATCCCATCAAGAAGTCCCTGAAAGCCGGTAACGAAAACACTGCCCTGGTGGATACCGCCAATGGCAAGATGGTTGCCGCCGTCAATGACAAGGAAAAATTAAATTTCAATCCCCGGGACAAGTCGATGACGGTGACACCGGAACATCGGGCACATATACCGGACTCGGCCATGCGTTCAATGGGTAATAATACTGCCGTTCCACCGCAATATTCCCAACCACAACCACAAGCTACGCAGGCGACACAACAGAACTATAAACCCGATAGGTCGTTCATCGAAAGTATCGTTCCCACCGACTATATTGGAAATTCATCCCAGGGTAGATTGGCGAAACAGTATCACAATCTGTATGGAGATCACTGGGAACATGGTGCCACGGCGATTCCAGCATGGAAAGTGTAATTATCTTTGTGGTGTTCTGGGTCCTGATGTTCGCCATTACCTATGGGGCGATCATTTTTGCCCTTGAGGTTCTGAAGGAACTTTGTCGCTGGAAACCACCATCCCGGTGAACTGAAGACGGATCTCCCCTTAAAGATCTAACTGAGTAATTGAGGAACTTCA